TGATGCATATGAAAACTCATCACGAAATCTAGACTTGATAGTCTCGTTGAAGTTTTCGTCTAGTTCAAACTGTACAAAGAAATCCATCGCAGATAGATACTTGCCTATAAGTTTGTTCATGACTGGTACATACTGCTTTATAATACGTGTTTTAATACCTCCATCTTTTAGCATAGAAGACACAACAGCTAATGTTTCTTTATCATCAAACAACTGGTTTTGTTTGTTGTGGTATGACTGTAGTCCGTCTTCTTGATCTTTGATCTCGTTACTATCGATAGCAACAACTTCTTTTTCTGCTTCCTCTAGATCATTTTTAATATAACCGCAAGAGTTCAAAGCCATTTTACGATTAGCTCTATGCTCACTTACTTCTAGATTTTTTGCATTGATAGCATCTTCAGTATTACCAATATCAGTAAGTCGCTCTTCAACTTTTAAACTTCTATGCCCAAGTTGTTTCCTAGCGTCCTCGATTTCTTGTACTTTCTCATTATTACTGTTAACGGCATCACTCTTAAAGTCGTGTTCGATACCCTGCTTGCAAGTTGGGCAGTTGTCGTTGTGTTCATAAAATGCTATTTCTTTGCGTAGTGACTTGAGTCTGTTTGATAGTTCGCCATCTAGTGTCTGTAACTCCTCTAGCTTCTTCTTGGCATTAGCCTTGTCAGATATGCTTTTGGTAGTTTCTGCAACTTCATCTAATAAAGAGTCAACAATAGCCTGCTCTGTTTCAATAAATTCTACTTGCTCACGTAACTTCTCTTTGAGTTTACCGACTTCAATCTGCTTCAGTTTGCGAATAGATTCATTATGCGCTTTAGATGAAGAAATCTTATTCTCTAACAAATCTATCTGATACTTAATCTCTGTGATCTCAGTCTTGTTTGATGTGATACGCTCCTTAAGAAGAGTATTCATTGTAGTAAAGATTTGAATATCTAGTAAGTCTTCGATAACGTCTCTTCGTTCACCTGCTTTTAACTGCATAAAAGGAACAAAAGTGGAGCTACCTAAGACAACTACTTGACCAAAAGACTTGTAGTTTAGCTTTAGTATTGTGTCTTCTAGATATGTTTGATAATCACGGGCTGCCGCATCTTGATTCAGCAGTTCTCCATTCTTCCAAACTTCAAATATACCTGGCTTTATGCCACGCTTGATTACATACTTATTACCACTTATGGTAAAAAATGCTTCTACTTCTAAACCCTTATTGTTAACGCTATTGAGTAACTGATATTTGTTAATCTTTCTAAACGGTTTACCATACAATGCAAACGTCAAAGCATCTAGCATAGTAGATTTACCTGCGCCGTTATCTCCAACAATAAGAGTAGACTTACTTCGGTTTAACTCAACCTCAGTCCAGGCATTACCTGTACTCAAAATGTTTTTGTAACGTACCTTTTCAAATAGTATCATAAATTGATAGCCTCATTGTGTAGGTCCTCAAGGACTTTTTCGATCTTAGCCTTATCTGTAGAAATCTCTAGATTTTGTACATACTGTTTAAGTATGGTCAATGTGTCTTGAGCTTCATCGACTAGTTCGCTCTCATCAATCACATCAAGATTCATATGGTCTTCTACAACTTTTATATCACAAGGACCAGATGCTTGAAGTTTATCTAAGAACAAATCGAATATATACGGGTTGCTCTTATTAGATACGATAACTTTTATGAATGTGTTTTCTAATTGAGACGTATCTAAATGTGCAATGTCTTCTATAGTCATGTCAGTATCATTATAGATGATCTTGTGAAACAGACTATATGGATTACGAACATGTTCCATCTTTCTTGTTTCTGTATCGAACACACTGAAGCCACGCTTTTGATCATGATCAGACCAGGTCATTTCGTACTGAGCACCCAAGTATGATATGTTACCGATTGACGAAGGTTGATGAAAGTGACCGGAGTAAACTGAATCGAACTTAGAAAACGTGCCACGATCCATACCGTCAGAACATAAGTGTCCTTTATCCATCTCATAACCAGTAATCTCAAAGTGACCCATCAACACCTGTGCTTTAGTATCAGCCATAGCTTTCATGGACTCTTCCCAGTTCTCAGCACATAGCCAAGGAGCAAGCATGATCTTACATCCGTCCATATCCAGCTCAACAGGCTTTTCCCAATATAAATGTAGATTCTTATGACTAGTATTACCGTACAACTGGTTAAGACTGTTTACGTCATTGGTATTCTTGAAGTACGTGTCATGATTACCAGCTATCATGTATAGTTCGATATCTTCATCAGCGCAAACTCTCATAAAGTTATCTTCTAAGTTTTTAGCTGTAACAAAGTTAATGTACTTTCGTCTATCTGTAACGTCACCCAGATGAAAGATAGTAGTTATGCCGTTCTCTCGTAAATAAGGGAAGAACACTTCCCGATAAAACTTTATCTGGTGTTCAGCGATAGCCGCATTATCATTTCTAGCACCCCAGTGGGTATCATTTAAAATAGCAATCTTCACTCAGACTTCTCCTCGCCCTTAGGTTCTTCAGCTTTCTTATCATCAAGTTTAACATCCTCTGCAATGAACTTCTCTAAACCAACTTTAGCTTTAATCTGCTTCTTCTTTTTATCTTCTATCTTCTTTTCGTATGTTCTAACAAAGTCTGACATGTAATCATTGTTAAGGTCAATATAAGCAGGTTCGCCACTAGCATCATCAGCACCATCTGTAGCTGTACCAGTCATAACAGAGTTTACAGTTACCTTGTGCTTAATGTACAACTGTTTCTTCTCTTTGTCAATACGCCTTAAGAAGGCATACCAAATAATTTGAGTAAAGTATGCAAATGGATTATGAGATTTCTCTGGATCGAAATTACCAAGTGCTTGAATAGCATTCTCTAAGCCGTCACTGATCATCTCGTCCTTGTATGAGTAGCCAGAAAAATTAGGCTTAGACGCAAGTCTAGTAGATATCTGATAGATACAATGCCCGATATAGTTTGGTATTTGTGGACGTTTGTCACCCGAGTCTTCTGCTTCAATACATAGCTTTTTGTATGCTATGATTGCCTCTAAGAACTCCGGGTTGTTAACGTAATTACGTTTTGCCATTAGGTTCACTCCTTATTTGATTATCATTATATCTGAAACAGCACCCCATGTCAAGCACTATCTGAAGTATTTTGTTTGAAGTTTTTTCGACGGATGTATTGACAAACCATAATTTGTCGTGTATAATAGAGTTATCGCTCTTAAGAATAATACTAATTAGTTGAATCATATGTATAGGTATTCTCACTCTTTTCAGTAAAGTACTTGACATCAAGACAGTTCGTCTGTATAATAAGCGTTATCGCTTTAAGCAAAATACTAATGTTTGATCTTATCTCTAGACTCTAGGTATGCAACTAGCATATCTTCAGCTTCTTCACTTATATTCATATCATCACTTACTCTCATATCTGTTTGTATCTCTTTAAGTCTGGACACGAATGTGTCGTAGTACTCGATAGCTTTTTCGTTAGCTTCGCCGCAAAATAAAACATCGTTATCGGTTAACGTAACCGCATTGGACTTTGACAACAACATCCAGCTTTTAGCAAAAAATCCGTGTACTGGGTGTATGCGTACTAGAATAGGATTTTCTACTAGTATGTTGTCTTTATTACTCTCAAGCAGATCAGCTATTAGATCATCTCCATTCTGTAGCTTTATGTGTATTAGCATTACGTTTATCCTTTAACGTTAACATTATATATACGATATTCAAAACCCTCTTCATTGTATATCTTGACTCTTTCCATAAAATGCCTAGTAGCGAAGTTTTTTGTTTGTTTCCATTGGAGATCGTCTACTATGTCGTAAAGCGTAGCTTTACTGTCCCCATCGCTTTTCCTTAAAACTCTTCCTATCGATTGAAGATTTCGTATCTTTGATTTAGACGGGCTTGCAAAGATGATATTATCCAAACGCTTAATATTAACACCAGTGCTGAAAGTACCATAACTAGCGAGAATAATATTATCATCGTTTGTTTCAGCAAGTCTCCTAACATCTTCACGCTCTTCAGCGTTAACTTGGCCATGTATGAAGTGTACGTTCTTACCTTTTTTCTCAAGCATAGGATATAGGACTTTACCGTGTTTTTCCACAAACTGAAATAAAATAAGAGTGTTGCCCTTGAGACTATGAGCCAAATTTTTAATGTACTTATTACGTGATTCATTACCGACAATCCAGTCAATTTCTTCTTGATAGCTCTTACCTCTATTTAGTTTTCTAATTTCATCTGGATATTGCAGAGCAATCGCTACGATTCCAAACTGTGCGAGAGTGTTGTCATCGATAAGATTTTTAGTCTTTGTCACTTCGAACACTGATCCAAATAAGCCCTCTAGTACCAGCTTATGCGTTTCTGTACCATCTAGTGTACCTGTAAACCCATATCGATACTTGCATTCTGGCATCTTTTCCATTATACCAGTGATAGATTTAGCTTTCGCAAGGTGTGCTTCATCTACTCCTATCACATCAAACTTAGCGAACCAAGCTTTCTTTTCTTTGAATACTGACTGCCATGTTGTTATGGTTATATCAGCTTCAACGTTCTTGTCTACACCGCCTCTAATCTTGTGTATATCCAAGGCTTCTCCATTGTTATATTCGATGAAGTCTGATGCCATCTGTTCAACCAGAGATGTTGTGGGTACAACAATTAAGACCTTTCTTCGTTCAGCGTCCACGTGATATCGTGTTAACAAGTATATGATAAACGACTTACCTGATGCTGTTGGCGATAATAGCATAGCTCTATCACTTTTAAGTGCATGTACTATTGCATTGTTCTGATAATCTCTAGGAGTAAACGGTGCATTGAATTCTTTTGCTAGATCATATCCAGCTGTATCTTGTACTATGTTATTTGGTACGACACCGCTATCTACTATCACGTGATATTCACGCACATTACAGAACTTGAGTATATATGGCACAAGACCAGCATATACCAATCCTGTCATAACGTTAAGTAAACGGATTTTACCATCCCATACTTTGTTACGAACAGAAGGCATAAACTTGGCGCCTGGTACTTCGAATGTGAAATACTCAGACATTTCCATCTTGACGCCTGGGTCAGCGTTAACTCTAACGTAAACTTCGTTGACCCGTTCTATACTCACTTCATCCATTAGGCACCTGTTCTAAATCGTTCCCAATCAATTATAGATTTGATCTGGAATCCCCTATTGTTGATTTGTTTGATGATAGCTTCTAGATACTCAACTTTTTGCGACTGTGCGCCAACTTTCAGAGATGAATCAATTAGATCATCGTCTGCTTCTAGGTATGATGGAATATCTTGTCGTAGAATTTTTAAAGGCTGTGGTTGCCAACCGAACTGCTTTAGCTCAGTATCGTCTAGTTCGCCTCTGTAGTATTCTGTTTTGAGTTTGAAGAGCTTTTTGTGTTCAGCTTTCATTTTACGTAGGATGAAACCTTCACCCATGTATATCTTAAAGTATTTGTTATGTAACTTTGGTGTTTGGGATGCCTCGTTTGATATGTTTATAGTATCAACTGGTCCATCTTTTTCCCAAGATTCAATAATAGCATCTAATTTCATTCATAATCTCCATAATTAATACTTGTGCATTTTACACAAGTAGGTCAATCTTACAGTATTTCTATACTATAGTCACTGTACTTGAAAGTAATATCAAACGTAGGTGGATTGACATCTGCTTCAGTAGTATTTAGCTGTACCCCACCAACGGCAACTGGGAACATTTCTTTAAAGGTAAGCCTAAGATTTGGGTTCTTATTGCTATCCATTATGATTATAGATCCAGATGATGTTACTCCTGTGCCTGAAGGATTTGCTGTTTTAGCTCCTGCTCCACCTGCTACTTGAGGTGAGTTGAGTGATGCAT